GAGTAGGGCGCCACGGTCGGCATAAAATCGCCGGCTCCGGAGAGTTGGGTGAGTGGTTTAAACCAGCAGTCTTGAAAACTGCCGACGTGAAAGCGTCCGTGAGTTCGAATCTCACACTCTCCGCCAGAGTCGATCTCTGGCAGTTTTTGAAAGTCCCGCGCAGCCTCTGCGACGGGACTTTTTCATTGGAAGATTGGTCCTATTGAGTCTTGGGAGGTCCGGCGTGAATCCTCTCCAGCCCGGCTCCCAACATGGCATCAGTCATGGTATTTTTCTGCCGATACCATGACACTCACCGTTAAAGCTGTTGATGCGGCCAAGCCGCGCGAGAAGGCGTACAAGTTGGCGGACGCCCACGGCCTCTATCTCTATGTTTCGCCCAAGGGTGCGAAGAGCTGGCGAGCCAACTACACGGAAGCCGGAAAGCAGAAGACGAGGACGTATGGCCTCTACCCTGGGGTGAGCCTAGCCGAGGCGCGAAAAGCCCACTTGGCGGGGCGTGAGGAGGCTCCGGCCCGGAAGGTGGTGCCTAACTTCGAGACGGTCATGCGCGATTGGTTGAAGGCAAAGCTGCCGACCCTTTCCAACGGCAAGCATCAGATTCAGGTCGCGAACACCTTGGAGCGCTATGCGCTGCCCTTTCTCGGCAAGCTGCCCATCGACACGATCCCGAGGTCAGAGTTGGTGAAGGTGGTGCGCGCTGCCCAGGAGGGCGGAAAAATCGAGACGGGACATCGCGTCGCGAGCCGCATTTCGGCGGTTTTCGACTACGCGCAGGACACCGGACTGATAGAGCAGCATGGCGCGGCGGGCCTCACCCGCGTGCTCGTTGCGCGCAAGACAAAGAAGCCGATGGCAAGCATTCCGCCGGAAGAGGCTGGAGCGCTGATGCGTGCCATCGATGGATACGACGACTCGGTAACCCGGCTCGGCCTGCTACTGCTCGCGCACACCTTCGTCCGCGTCGGTGAGTTGCGAGGGATGTTATGGGGGGAGCTGAAGGAAGGCGGAGCGGTGTGGGTCGTTCCCGAGACGCGCATGAAGATGCGCATGCCCCATGTCGTGCCTCTCTCGCGACAGGCGCAGTCGATCCTTGCAAAGCTGCGCGAGATGAGTGGCGATGGTGCGCTCGTGCTCGATTCGCCCATTCATCCGGGGCACCCGCTTTCGGAGAACACCTTTCTCTTTGCGCTGTATCGGCTTGGCTACCGTGGGCGAATGACGGCCCACGGGTTCCGCGCCTTGGCTTCGACAGTGCTCAATGAGCGGTCGGGCTTCCCGCATGACGTGATCGAGCGGCAGCTCGCGCACAAGGAAACAGACGCCGTTCGGGCTGCGTACAACCGTGCGGAATACCTCGCGCAGCGCCGTGAGCTGATGCAGTGGTGGTCAAATTGGCTGGATGAAGCCAAAGTAGAGAGTTGAGCTCTATTTGCGCTTGTAGGGCACTATTTCGACGGTGCTGATTTTTTCCACTGCCATTTTGAACTTGGTATTCTCGGGCATTAGCTTAACGATCTTATCGCGGGTCGATTGAGGCATTTTGCAGCCGAAAATGATGGATTCAATCCAATCTGGCTGATACGTGCGAGGAATAAATTTTTGACCCTTTGGGCTGGGCATATCCGTTCCCGCTTGAAAACGATACTCTTGCTCGTAGGCCCACTCGTCGAGCTTGGTTCTTAGCGCCGTCCAAATTTCCCCTCCTAAAGCCTCGTTGCCTACGCCTGCGCTTACCTTCATCAATTCAATCACTTTGACTTGAGGTATGGTCTTCTGATAAATCACTTTATCTGCCCGGATGTTTGCGGCCTTGAATTCGATGCAAAACCCACGATGGCAGTCACCATAGTGCGACCACATTAGATTGCTATCTGCTCGCGACGACACGCAGAAGAAATTGTAGCTATCGATGAGTGAATTTAATTCTCTTTTTAATCTCTCAATATAGTTCGCCCCATCGTCGGTAAATTTACCGTGATTAATAAGAGAGCGAAAAAAGGCCTTTCTATTTTTGTCGAGCGAGTCGCCTAATGTTTTCACCTGTCGAGGGGTGGGGGTTATAAGCTCAATTTTTGAATCAAACAGATCGTTAAAATTCGTGCGCGTCGAAAAAATTGCCTTGTTTTTGATTAACGCATCGATTGAGTAATCTTTTTCGAATTCTCCGTGATTGGAAATGCCGCGGTATTTGTAAAAAAACTCTGGGTATTCAGTGCTCAAGAGAATTCCTGTGGGTTGGAAATCGAAGGGCTGCATGTTACTTCGACGTGACGCAATTTCGTTCTCTTGGACGAGGGCCGCACCCGCTGCTAGCGAAGGTGCCGCCTGCCTCGGATTCAGACCGCAATCTCCACAAAACGCCGTAGATCAGCGACACGCCATCTTGTTAGTCCAGCTACTTTCACGGGTTGCGGGAGCTGATGTAACTTCACCTTGTTCCAGAAGGTCGAACGCCCCATCGAGAGCATTTCTGCTGCCTGCGCTGCCGGGATAAGCAGCTTCTCTTGAGGCTGTTTGGTCGCTGCACCTGGCGCACCGTTGCTTCCAGTGCTGAGGCCCTCCGGACTCTGGGCGTTTCCGTATAGCGTGCTCATGCTGCTCTCCTCATATCGACTTCAGAGTAATTGGCCGCGGTAACGGCGTACTGCATTAGGGGCGGCACTGCATTGCCGATCATGGCGACCTGTTTAGACTTGGAGAACACGCGCCCGTCGTGGCCGCGCTCGATGATGTGCTGCGGCGGAAAGCTGGTCGCGTTCGCCAGCTCGCGCGGCGTGAGCATCCGCAGGCAAATATCTACGATCACCCAGGGCTCGCCCTTGATCCGCACCGTTACGAGCGCGAGCCGGGCCTTTGTGGTGATGGTGTGCATGGGCTCGTTGAGGTCGCCGAGCTGACCGCCTTCGCCGTAATAGCGAATGAGGAAGGCGGCGCAGCGAAGGGCGCCTGCCTCTGCCTCGGGCGAGAGGTCGTAGTCGGGCTGCGCGCTGGCGAGCTGGGCCGTCACGAGCCGTTGCTGACTACCGCTGGTCGTGACGGTGGAGAGCGGCACCGTTGCCGCGCGAGCCGGCATGGTGTTGTGACCGCCGTTCGCCTGCTCGACGAAGGCCGTTACGAGAGCGTGTTTTGCACCTCCGGCCACCACGGTGCCGAGCGGCCGGCCGAGGTCGAGCGCGCGTGGTGCCTGGCCCTCGCGCTCCCCGTAACCCGTTTGCACGAGCACCGGAGTGGCGACCATGAACTCACCACGCTGCGCAGTGGTGATGGTTCGCAACGGCTCGCGGATGTCGTGCACGCGCACGCTGCCCGAATGGGTCACCGGAACGATGAACGGGTCTGCGTTATCGAGGACGTAGCGCTTCAAGCCATGGGCAACGCGCTTGCACGTTGCATCTGCGAGCGGCTTCTTGCGGTCGAAGATGCTCATGGTCGGCAGCGAGAAGTCGATGCACTCGGCTGCGCTTCGCCACTTCAGCTGCCCGGGCTGCGGGTTGCGGAAGTGCGTGGGAGTGGGCCAGCAGATCGGAAGGCCGTCGCGGCGCGCGATCATGAAGAGGCGCGTGCGCGTGGTGGGCGCGCCGAAGTCGGCGGCGCACAGCAGACGATGTTCGACCACGTAGCCCAAGCCGCGCAGCAGCCGCAGGAAACGCTCCCACGTCTTGCCGACGTGCTGCGGGTCAGGGATGAGGTGCTGCAGGCGACGCGGCACCACCTCGCCGGGCTCGGCCACGCTGCCATCGATCTTGACGACACGGCCGGTTGCCTTGTCGCGCTTAGCGATGAGACGCCCCCATTTGCGAATCTGCTCGACGTTCTCCAGCGTGATGACATCGGGCTTTGCCTGGCCGGCCCAACGCAGTCCTACCCACGAGAGAGAGCGGATTTCCGTGTCGCGCGGCTGGCCGCCGAGCGCCTGGCTGAAGTGAGTGCAGTCGGGTGAGAGGTGCAGATAGCCCGCCGGCCTGCCGCCCGTCAGCTCGCGTGGGCACAGTTCGCGCACGTCGGCGCGGTAGTGCTTCGTCTGTGGGTGGTTCTTCGCGTGGCTGGAGATGGCGTCTTCGTTGTGATTGGCCGCGATGTCAACGTGGCGGCCGATGGCCTGCTCGATGCCGGTGCAGCTACCGCCCGCGCCAGCAAACAGCACGATCACGAGCTTCGCGGAGAGGTTGAGGACGAATTGAGGGTTCAGCATTGCTTCGCCCCCAGTCCTGCGAGCGTGCGCGCACCCTGCAGCTCTGCGAAGCGCGTGAGAAAGCGCTCGCGCCAGTCCTTCCACGTCGCACCCTCGCGCTCAGGCGTGTCTAGGCGAACCCAGTCGGCCGGCGCGACCGGCTGCAGCGTGTGGTCGCCGAGCACGGGCCACGGCATATGCCGCGACGGGTCGTAGGGCGTCAGGTCGCGGCGCGCAGTGGCGAGCGCCTGCAGATCGATGGAGCGCAGAAACTCACGATGCCCGGCGAACACCGACAGAAGCTTGAAGTGCTCGCGCACGCCCTTGGCATGCTCGGCTTCGAAGGCTTGCCATGCGCCGACGCCGAAAGCCATGCTGTAGCTGTTGACGGCCTGCTTGGCCGGGCTGATGAGGTCGTTGGTGTATGCCTCGTGCGCGTCGTGCAGCAGCGCTGCCATCTGCAGGAACACCGAGGCTCCGGCGCGCTGGGCGATGTCGCAGCACAGGAGGCTGTGCTCGGCCACGCTGTAGGGGCGCGAAGTCGCGCCGTTGAACTGGGCGACGATGGCGAGGTGGTGCGCCACGTCGTTGATGTCCACGGGGCGCCCGCATGCGCCGTAGGCGGTGGGGCCGGCGAGGTGGTACTCGGCGCCGCTGGCGGTGAGCATCCACGTCATTGCGCGCCCTCCGGCTGCTGTTGCATGCTGCGGGCACGCAGGGCGACGCGGTGGTCGTTGAAAACCTTCTTGAAGTGCTGGCCCGAGCGCTCGTCGAAGGGGTAACTGCAAGCGAAGTTGAGCGAGTGGCCGGCCTCGGCCGCCGCCTTCGCTTCGCGCTCGATCTTGTCGAGCGACACGATGGGAAAGTCCATGGAGTCTCCGTTGATGGATGGTTAGGCGGCGGCGTGCGCCGGCGCCGTGGCGCGTGCGGGCAGCAGCTCGCACGACGTGATGGCGGCGTGGATTTCGGGGGCGTGCGCGCCTGGCATCGAGCGCGGGTTCGTGAGCACCAGGCGCAGGGCGTCACCGGCCTTGAGGCTGCGGTGCTGGGCACGCCACGCTTCGGCCTCGGGGCCGATCCAGCGCACCACGTAGACCTCGACTGCGCGGGGGCCCTGGTTGTCGACGACGCGCATCTTCAGGACGAAGGCGCCGGCGTCGTTCCTGTGCTCGCTGACGGCGGGCCGCGTGGGATGGTCCTTGCCCACGAAGAAGAGCCCTGTCGTGGTGGTCGTCATTGCGGCGCACCCCGCTGCATCTCGGCGCGGATGCGCTTGAAGGTCTTGCGGATGTCGGTGGCGACGGCCGGCGTGTACTGGAAGCGGTCATCGGCGAGGCCGCCGACCGGGCCTGTGCGCTGCGGCTGCTTGGGCCGGCGCGGGCGAGGGGAGGTGATCACGATCATGGAGTGCTCCAGCCGTAGACGCACATCGCGGCGAGCACGATGGGCAGGACGATGAAGACCGCCAGCGCTGCAGCGGTCGCGAGGAAGCCCGGAACGGGCGCGACGGGCGACGTCCGCATGAGGCCATCGCCGGTTTCGTGGAGAGAGGTCGAGCGCATGGCCGGCCTTTCAGAAGGGGCAGGCCGCGAGTGCGCGGCCCGGGGTGGTGAGGGCGATTTCGAGCGCGATTTCGAACACCTCTTCGTCAGAGGCGCCGTGTCGGCTCGCGAGCAGGGCCGCGCTCATCGGGTTGCGCTCGCAATACGGCGAGCCCGGGCGGTGCTCGTAGTGGTATCCGCCGCACCGGCACAGCCGATGACCGGTCGCGCGCAGGTGCTGCGTGAACAGCCCATGGTCGCGGCGGCGCGTGCGGCACTCGGGGCAGCGGAAGAGGAAGGCCACGCGCTTAGCTCCCGCGAGTCTTCTTGGCCGTGGTGCGGCCGGCGAGCGCGAGGTGCCGCGTGTTGACGGCGAGGCCTTGCCAATACGTGAACATTGGAGGCTTGCGCGTTTTGTACGCATGCACGGCGTTCTCGCGGCACAGACGGCTGACCACGCGAAGCATCGTCACGAGCGCGGCACGCGCTTCGGGTGGGAGCGCATCGAATTCATTGCGCACCTCTGGCAACTTCAGCATCGGATTGCGCACGTCGGCGCGATTGCTGCGGACGGCCGGGCCGGGTGTGGGGTGTGCGGCGCTCATGACTTCACCTGCCGCAGCGAGAAGTTGACGTTCGCCAGCGCGTCGTGAAGCGGCTCGGTCACGAGCGAGCCATAGCCGGCTTCCTGATAGCTGGCGATCGCCTCCGCGATGGCCTTCGCTGCGAGGGCAGCTGCAAGCTGCGCCTTCAGCTCGGCAACGCTCTCGACGTTGACCTTTCGCGGGGCGCTCATGCCTCACCCCGCGCGCAGAGATTCAGTGCGTCGATGTCGCTATTGAGCGCACGAGCACGCTCGGCGAATTCCGCGGCCATCGGATGTGCCGACGCTTCGTCTTCCTCGTAGCTCTCGACCGCCGCATCAGCGAGGCCGGGGAGGTCGATGCTTCCAGCCTTGAGGGCCTTCAGTGCCAGCGGCACGCCCATGGCCTGCCACGTCGTGACGCCAGCGAGCTTGCAGCGATAGAACGCCTGGCGCCGGCGGCCGGTGGTGCGCATCCAGATCTCGACGCGCGCGGCGCGGGTTGCGACGAACGGAGCCGGGCGGCCGGCGGTCGCGTGGTTGGTTTGTGCGCGGGCCACGGCGTCAGCCCTCGATGCGCACGGTATCGAGCACCGGGCAACCGGTGATGCGGTGCGCGATGTCGGCCGCCTGTGTGGCGCTGGTGGCTTGGAATTGGACGAACGGCGCGGCGCCGGTGTCCGAGGGGTTCAGGTTGCCGTGGGCATCCCGTGGGGTGTAGTAGCAGCGATAGCGGCGAGTTGCCATGTCCATCTCCAAGTTGAGATGGACGGATTACAAATCAATTTGTAGATGTCGTCAACAAGTTGCTTTGTAGTTCTACAGATCAGTTTGTAGAAATGGTCTCCATTGCGGTCCAGTAGGCCTGCACCTGCCCTTGCGGCCGCAAGCGCACTAAGCCAGAAAAGATGGCTGTGTCATCTATGAACACGACCGCCCCGCGGCTAAAGATCATGCATTGGCCCGAGAGCACTCCAGCTGCCAGCGCTCGCGAGAAGGCTTCCTTGTCGCCCTGTACGGCAATCTTCGTGAGCTGCTCGTAGGCCTCCTTGCTCACGCAACCTGCCGAAGATGCACGACTGACGATGTGGGAGCCATCAGGCCGCGTGGCAGGCTTCGAGTTGGTCATCGCGGAGGTGGCCGGCGCCGAGGGCTTCGAGGGCGGGACTTGAGCAGTGCTGGCAGCAGGCTGCGCAATCTGCACTGGCTGACCGTCGAGTGACTTCGCTCCGGTCGCTCCCGCCGGACACGTATGCGTCAGGTTGAGGGTGATGGTGCGGCCGTTGGGCATGGTGCAGGCAACCTGCGCGCTTGCGCTCAGGCTGGCCGCAAGCATTCCAGTAATGGCCCAAGCCTTCATGCGCCCGCGTTCCGGGACTTGATCCGCCGCCGCGGAACAGGGTGCGCGATGTAGTAGACCCACGTCACGTCCGAGGGCTCGAAGAAGAGCACCTCTTGGCTGTTGTAGCTGCTGAAGCGGAAGCCATCGCGTCTAGAAACGAGCCGCTTGATCATTGTTTCTCCGGTGCGAAGTCGCACCAGCACGTCGTCTTCAAGCTCTGGCTCGGTGCCTGGCTCTACGAGCGCGAAGTGACCGGGGTTGTAAACCGGAATCATGCTAGGGCCATCGACGCGAACAAGAAATGCATGAGGGTCGGCACTCGCCACAAGCCCATATTCATCCGTCATGCCAACAGGATAGTCGCCGTCGGTCCACACCCGCTCCGGTAGACCTCCGGCACCCTTGCCGATCACCCATATGACCCGAAACCTAGTCGGGTCAACCTTGATGGCGTCCTCGGGAATGGCTGGCGCAAACATGCCGTCGTTGGTGGACTGCGTATCGTCCATCGCGCCCTCGCCGGTTGCTAGCCATCGCGAGCTGATGGCGAGCGCGCCTGCGAGCGCGACCGTGTGCTTACTGCCGGTAGCGCTGTTGCGCGGGTCCAGCAGATATTGGATGGCCTGTGGCTTAACCCCAACTGCTCGCGCCAACGTGCTTTGATTGCTTTGCCCTCTCTTCTCCATGGCAAAGCGCAGGCGCCCCGCATACGTTGCCACGTCGGGCGGATCGCTGTTTGGAGTGGAGGGCGCACGGTCGTTCACCGCCAAATGGTACAAACGGGTTTGTTGTTGGGGTTGCAAATTCATTTGTAGTCGATTACAAACAGGCTTGTATGAGCAAGCCAAAACAACCGAGCCCGGACGATGAGTCCTTCCGAGAGCGGACCCGTGAGGTGCTGCTACGCATTGCTTCGGTCATGGGTAGCCAAGCTGCTGCGGGCGCCGCGTGCGGAAAGACCCAGGGGCATTTTTCGCACTGGCTCAAAGTGGGATTGGTGCCTGCGGAGCATTGCCCTGCGTTAGAGGGGGCGACGAGGGCGAGGGGCTGCGTTGTGCACTGCGAGGCAATTCGGCCTGATGTGCCGTGGCGTCATGTCCGCGGCTGGCCTCCGGGTTGTGAGACATCGCAAGAGGGCGGTCCACGTGATTGACCGCCGGCGTTCGAAGCTTCGGTCTGCAGAGGTCAACATGCAGGGTAGCGCCGATCAATTCCCAGACATCAACACGTTCGACCGCATCCACGGCGCTGTCGCGATAGGTCGCGTTTCACGCCTATTGCTTAGCGCCGCAGGATTTGGGACAAACCGTCGCGATCCACCGCCCGATGCCGCCGGGGCATGCGTGACGGTCATACCGCGACCTTCCGCGGGTGGTCCTGGTGCATCGGTCGAGGTCCGTCTCCCGAAGCCGGCCTCCGAGGTCTTGGCTGCGTTCACGTTGGCAGCGTTGCTTGAGCGATGTCGAGCGGGATGTTCAAGACTCGAGAACAGAGCTGGTCCATGGCGGCACGCTCCCGCAGCGATTGCAGGCCATGCGCGGTGGCGCACCTGTTGGTCAGCTCGATCCACGCCGCGATGTTTTCACGCGTCAGCTCCGGCTCGACCTCCAGCAGCAACACGAGCTGCTGTAGGAAATCTTCAACTGCACCGATGCGCTCTTCGAGCGTGGGTGCCACGGTCGCCGCGTCCGAGGTGCGGCGGTCTTCTTCATCGGAGGTTTGCATGAAGGTGAATGTCTCAATTCCCGATGGCATTGCCTATGGCGCAGACGAAACCTTGCCCGCCAGAGTGCAGGGGCAGAGCGTTGCCGAGGTTGCCTACAACACGGTGTACGGCTTCAAGCATGGCATCGAGGTGCTCGCAAAGCGCATGAACATGAGCGCGAACACGCTCGCGCACAAGGTAAACCTGAAGAACAAGACGCACCACCTGTCGCTGCGCGAAGCCATCGACCTGCAGCGCGCGACGGGTAACTTCGCGCTGCTGCATGCGATGGCGGATGAGCTGGGCCACACGGCCACGCTCGCGACACCGGCGCAGGCCGAAGGCAATCCGGTCGAAACCATCATGCGTATGCACTGCGAGTTCGCCGACTTCACACGCGCCGTTTCAGACGCGGTAGGCGACGGCTCCCGGTTCGTGACAGGCAACGAGATGCGGCGTGCGGACTACCACGGGCAGGAGACCGTCGCATCGGTCGGGCACACCCTCGCGATGCTGCGTTCGCGCGTGCGGAAGGCACCGACGACGTGAGACATGGGTTCGCCAGACGGGGAGGGTGCACGGCCCCATGAGCATTCGGCTGATGTCGATGATTTTCGAACGCTACCCCGAGGGGGGCAGCGAGATGCTGCTCGCGCTCGCGATGGCTGACCACGCGAACGACGACGGCGCGCGCATCTGGCCGTCGCTCGACGAGTTGGCGCGCAAGACGCGGCAGAGCCGGCGCACGGTGCAGCGGCAGATTGCGAAGATGCTGGCCTCTGGCTGGCTGGAGCAGGTTCGCACGGCCACGGGTCGCCCTGGCGCGACGAACGAATACCGCGTTTGCCCGGCATGGGTCGCCGGCGCAGAGCTTCCGAAGACGGGTGTCAAAGTGACACCCGTCGAGGATTCACCCGAACGGGCGACGGGTGCCACATTGACACCCCTCGCGGGGGATGAACTTGTCCACACGGGTGACAAAGTGACACCCGTTCGGGAAGGGGAGAGGGGTGTCACCCGTGACGCGAGGGGTGTCACCGGTGACGCGAGGGGTGACACAGCTATGTCACCCGAATCTTCAGGAACCATCAAGAACCATACCCCCCTACCCCCCGATGGGGGGGCAGACGGGTTCGATGCCCTCTGGTCGATCTACCCGAACCACGACAACCGGGCGAAGGCAGAGCGGCGATACCGCCGGCTCGCGCCGAGCGCCGCGCTGCAGCAGGCCATGCGCTCGGCCATCGAGGCACAAAGGCTTGGCAAGAGGTGGACGAAGGACGGCGGAGAGTTCGTGCCCGAGTTCGCGACCTGGCTGCGTAATGAGCGTTGGCGCGACGAGCCGGCCGCTGCCGGCGTAACCGGCCGAGGATGGAACGAGACACGCGCAGGCATCGATGCGAAGGCTCGCGAGCTGGGCATCCCCGCATGGGACGAGGCAGCGTTCTCGCTGGGCAGGGGGCCGAGCTACCCCGCATTCACCGAGCGCGTGCGACGCGCAGCAGAAGCAAGGGAGGCCGCATGCGCTTGACGATGAACTTCGATAGCGGCCTCGCCAGCGTGCAGCGCCAGCTCGCCAAGCTGTCGAGCCAGCAGGCCAAGCAGGCATACGCCGAGGGCTTGAACGACGCTGGCTTTCGCGTGCGCCGCGAGTGGCAGCGCGAGATGGGCGACCAGTTCGACCGGCCCACCGCGTACATCCTCAAGAGCGTGTACGTGCGCAAGGCCACGCCCGAGCGGCTCAGCGCGGAGATCGAGCCGACGTACTTCGGCGGCAAGGGCGTGGACCCACAGAAGATTCTGCAGGCGCAGGAGTTCGGCGGCCCGCGGCGCGACAAGCGCAGCGAGATGGCACTGCGCCGCATCGGCATCCTCCCGGCCGGGCATCAGACGGCCATTCCCGCGACGCCCTTCCCGGGCAGTGATGACGGGCGAGGCAACGTGCGCGGCAGCTTCCTCGTGCGGCTGCTGTCGTACTTCCAGGCGCTGGGCGAGCAGGGCTATCGGGCCAACATGACGGACAGGAGCAAGGCCCGTCTGCACAGGGGCAGCAAGGGCCGCGAGGGCGTGCGCTTCTTCGTTGCGTACGGTCGTCTTCGCGGTGGCCCCACGCAGCATCTTGCGCCTGGCATCTGGGCTGCGACAGGCACGCAGGGCGGCATCGTGCGGCCCGTGCTCATGTTCGTGCGCAATGCAACGTACGAGGCACGCATCAGCAGAGAGCGTGTGGCCGACCGGGCGGATGTGCAGCCGTACATCGAGCGGCGCATCCGCTTCCGCATCCGGCAGATGGTGGGCGAATGAGGGGAGGGCACGTCATGTCAGCCGGTCGCGCGCGCCCTCGCCCCCGCACCAGCTTGGGGCAGACCGGGGCGTCGGGCGGGTCCTTCCGGGAAGCGCGCGATACGGGTAATTCGAACCGCGTGCTCCGGCTGTTCACCGAGCTTGCTAAGGGGGTTAAGTGAAGGTAGTTGAGGCTATGGGAGTCGGCATCACGCAGGCCGAGTTCGCGGCCATCATCGGCGTGAGCGAGGCGAAGGTCAGCCAACTGGTCGCCGAAGGCGTGATCGAGCGCGGCCAGACCGCGCACGCATGGCTGCTCGCCTACTGCGAGCGGCTGCGCGAGGTCGCTGCCGGTCGGGCCTCGGGTGAGCTGGGCGGACTCGACCTCGTTCAAGAGCGCGCCGCCCTGGCTCGCAGTCAGCGCGAGGCGCAGGAGATCAAGAATGCTGTGGCCCGCGGCGAGTTCGCGCCAATCGGTCTGCTCGCCGACGTGCTCGGCATGGCGTCGAGCGCAGTCGTTGATCGCTTCGAGCAACTGGAGGGCGCGCTGCGCAAGGCATGCCCGGATCTGCCGGACGAAGCGAAGGCCACGCTGCAGCAGGTGATCGCCAACGCGCGCAATGAATGGATTCGCTCCACCGAGAAGCTCGTCGCGTCGGAGTTGGACAGGATGAGTCGAGAGGCGGACGAAGACGAGGGCGGAGCAATCGAAGACGAAGCGGAGGCATCGACCTGATGGCCGCACACGTTTCGCGTGAAACATTCACGGCAGTGCTTCACGCCGTGACCCTCGGCCTCGGCAGTCTGCGCGCGGAGGTCTTCCAGACGCTCAGCGAATGGGCCGCCGATCACTTCAAGCTCGCTGGTGAAAGCTCGCACCAGAAGGGCGGCTGGATCGCCTGGTCGTTTCAAGTCGGCATCCTCGACTTCATGAGTGATGACCGCATCGAAGAGCTCGACGTGATGAAGTCGAAGCGCGTCGGCTACACGAAGATGATTACCGCCTTCGTGGCCTACAACATCGCGCACCGCCGTCGCAAACAGGCACTCTGGCAGCCGACAGACGACGATCGCGACAGCTACGTCAAGAGCGAGATCGACCCCATCCTCGATGCGCGCGACGGTGTGCCTTCCGTGCAGGCTGCTCGCCGCAAGGGTGGCGGCAACGACGACACCATCAAGATGAAGAAGTTTCGCGACAGCGTGCTTCATCTGCTGGGCGGCAAGGCGAAGCGCGCCTATCGCCGCATCACCGTGGCCATCTCGATCCTCGACGAGTGGTCGGCCTTTGACCAGACCATCGAGAAATCGGGCGACCCCGGCGGCTTGGCGAAGGGCCGTCTTGAGGGCGCCCCGTATCCGAAGTTCGTTGGCGGCTCCACGCCTGGCGTGAAGGGCCTGTGTCACGTCGAGCGCGCTGCCTTGAATGCGGCCGGCTTCGTTCGCTTCTACATCGACTGCAAGCATTGCGGCCTTGAGCACCCGCTTTCGTGGGGCGGCAAGGAAAAGCTCCACGGTTTCAAATGGGAGCGCGGCAACCCGGCCAGCGTGCGCCATGTCTGCCCGCACTGCCGCAAGCCCATTCGGCAGAGCGACTTTCTGCAAGGCGGCTTGCCGATGCCCGGCCGCTGGGTGTGCGAGAAGACCGGCAAGACCTTCGGGCCCGATCGCGTCTGGCGCGATGCCGCCGGCATGCCGACGCGCCCGCCACAAAGCCTCGGCCTGCATGTGTGGGCGGCTTACAGCCCCCAGCGCACCTGGGAAAGCATCGTCAAGGAATTCGAAGAAGCATGCGACGCGCTCGCACGCGGCGATGCCGGCCCCATGCAGCTCTTCGTCAATGAGACGCTTGGCGAAACATGGGAAGTCGTCGGCGAGCGCACCGATGAACACGCCCTGCAGTTGCGTGCCGAGCCCTATGCGCTCAGGACCGTGCCCGCCGGCGGCCTCGTGCTCACGGCCGGAGTGGACGTGCAGCGCGACCGCTGGGAGATCGACGTATGGGCATGGGGCCGCGGACTCGAGTCATGGCATGTCGAGCACCATGTGATCTACGGCAACCCCGCGTCTGAAGACGACTGGGCGCCGGTGACGGCCTACCTCTCCGGCCGCTATGTGCAGGCCTGGCACGGCGGCTCCTTGGGACTGAGCGCCATCTCCATCGATTCGAGCGACCAGACGCAGGCGGTCTACAACTGGGTGCGCAAGACGCAGCACCTGTTGCCCAAGCTGCGCGCCGTGAAGGGGCGAGGCGAAGACAACGTGCCCGTGCTCGGGCCGAGCAGCCCGCAGGAGGTGCGGTTCAACGGGAAGAAGATTCCAAACGGTATCAAGCTCTGGAATGTCGGCGTTGATACGGCGAAGGATCTGCTGCTCGGGCAGCTCGCCATCGAGCAGCCTGGCCCCGGCTTTATTCACTTCAGCTCGGAGTTGCCGCGCGAGTGGTTCGAGCAGCTCACGGCCGAGCAGCGCATCCTTGTGAAGGTCAACGGTAAGGAGGTCTTTCGCTGGGTGAAGCGCCGGCCGCGCAACGAGGTGCTTGACAACCGCAACTACGCGTTGCATGCGGCTTTTGGCCTCGGACTGCACAACCACAGCGACAAGCGCTGGGCCGACCTTGAAGCAGCGGTGCAGCCTTCACGCGATCTGTTCTCTTCGACACCGACCAGCGAAGGTGCGCAGGCGGCACCCCCGGCTAGGCACTCTCCGACAACCCCTCTCGTGCGATTGGCCCCTTTATCTGATGCGCACGGATCCGACGTTGATGTCTTCACTCCCATTGCTTTGTACTGAACATGACTGACGAGACTCCCCACGATCCCATGGCGATCATTGAAGAAGAGGCATGCGCGGTGGCGCGAGCCTTTGGTGTGGCTGCGGCCGAGGACGCTGCGGCATCGCTGATGGAGCGGCTCATCTTTCGGTTAGGTGGCGCACATCTGTATTTGCCTAAGCGCACGTTGAAGGAGCGCCAGAGGGTTCCGCGCGAGATCGTGCTGCGATTTAACGGACGTAACCTCTTTGAGCTTGCAAAGGAGTACGACGTGACACCGCGATATGTCAGAAGGATCCTCGCCGCGGGGCGGCAGCCCGGCAATGGTTCGAAGCCGTAGTTGGCGTTGCGACCTCGCATGTGTTGCGGGGAGATATCCGGAAGTGAGCGCCGAGATGCCCAGCCAACGACCGTTGGACATAGCGTTAAAAATACTGTACAAAAAAACAGTCCAATCGGATTCCTACCCATGCCGGCGCTGAAAATTAGGAAGAAACGAGTACGCCGCTCTATTCACGATGTGTTACAAACCTTGCGCTACGCATGTAAGTGGCGGCCGAGGAGGGTTGCGCACGTGAAGACCATTGAAATAGTCGCCCCCGCAGAGGACGTGGGGCGCGACACTGCGAGTCGGTTCGATATGCAGTATCAAGCCGCAGCCTACGCGGCGTTGCAGATTCTTGAAGGCAAGGGCATCGACTGCGTGTACTGCGACTATCAGGACGACTTTGTAGTGCGCCGAGTCGTCGATGGCAAAACCACCTATCACTTCTTTCAGGTCAAGACAAAAGCAAAGGGCAACCATCAGTGGAGTCTCTTGGAAGTTTTTGCTTTCAAGAAGAGCGGCCAACAAAAGGACAAAGAAAGCCTTGAGAAAATTCGAAAGAGTTTCGCAGGCAAGCTGCTACTTCACGGCATAGTCTTCGAAGAAGCGTGCAGCGAAGTGACGCTTCTGTCGAACGTGTATTTCAACGATGAAGTTGTAAATGCTGTCAGCGCGTTGCGCGGTAGGGCTCCCAAATGCAAAGCCTCGAAATTTCTAAGCGACAACTTCTCAGCGATTTTTGTTCTGGAGCCTGAGGCAACTGCTGAGGCGACATCAACTCTTCTCAGCAAGCTTTCGCTGCGTCCTTCGGTTGATTACATCGGAAAAGAACGCGACGTGTTCGCCAGGGCAGCTCGTTCGGCGATCTATGAATATAGCGAGATCGATCTCGACTTTCACGAGACCGAGGAGCTTGCGAACGGCCTCGTGGACCTCGTTTATCGCAAGTCAAGAGTTCCGCTCGAAAACATTAGCCCAAGTCAAATTGCTGACCACATCGGCGTGGGCCTAGATGATCTTCTGGGGGTTCTTAGCATCTCGCGTGCAGCGTACGAAGCCTTGCTTTCAGGCACCAGTTCGAAAGCGCTGAAGCAGGCTTCAGTAATACAGCGTTGGCTGCGCGGCGCTGGAGCAACCGAAAACATGGTTGAGTTTGCATCTAGACAGAAAGTCGCTTGGGACGAGTGGCTGCGGAACGCTCGCCACAACTACTCAGCAATGGATGTCGAGACGCTGCTGGTGTCGATTGATGCGCTCTATAGCAGGTGGCTCAAAGGTACGTCGGACTTCGCATCGCTCAACGATCTGCTGATTGAAATGGCTGCCACTGCAGAAGTGCAGAAGTTTGAAAGGCTGGACCGTGAGTTGTTGTTCGGTGCAGTTGGCTCAGTTGTGGTAAGGCGAAGCTCGAAATGAACTACGACGACTTCTTTCGCGAAGCCTCTAGGCTGCAGATTCGACCGCCCCAGACGCAGGAGGACCGTGCTTATCGGTCATCGCTAGACAACGAAGCCTTGTTTCAGCTGCCCCTGTTGGCGATGGTGATACTGACACTCGCCAAGGGAAACAGCAAACCACGATTTGGGGAGCTGGGGCAACTAGTCGGCGAATGCCTTGAGCGAACGGTTTCTGGGTTCCGCGACTCGTCTCAGGGCATTGGATGGTCAGCAAATTTGCGTATCCGAACCGTCAAGGCGCTCACTTTTCTAGAACGTGCGAACTTGGTCGCGGTGAACGTACGCGATGGGACCGTAGCACTTGAGCCTAGGGGGCGGACGATTATTTCGAGCGTCTTAGAGCAGGAAACTCCTTTGTCAAACGCGCTCATGATTGTTGAGAGAAGCTTTGACAATATCAGGGCGGAGCGCCGCATCCGTTCTGAAGTCGAATTCTAGGAGCACCATGAAACTGGTTTCGCTGAAGCTCATTGCGCGAGGAGAAAACGGGTTGGAGAGCCCGCAGTTAATTTTTGGCGGCCGCACAACGTCGCTGTACGCACCGAACGGGAGCGGTAAGACGCCTATCGTTCAGTCCATTCCGTTTTGCCTCGGCTTTGATGTTGTCTTTCAGAGTGACATTCGTGAAAAGTGCCAAGCCGCGATTCTCGCCTTCGAGCATGCTGGTCGTGCGTACACCGTACAACGAGACTTCACCGACCTGCATCTCATCACCCAAAGCGACGGTAGCTTGAAGGAATTTTTTTCTGAGGGCGACTTCTCGAAAGCCCTTTTTGAAGAGCTGGGCCTTAACGTGCCGACGCTTGTCAACACCAAACGTCAGCCGACAAGACCGTACGTATCGACCTTGCTGCCCATCTTTTACGTGAGACAGATTGGCGGCTACGATGAGCCGTATCGGGCGCCAGCGGCATTTATTGCGGACCAGTTTGTCGAGATGATTCGCTTCGCGTTTGGGCTCGGTCCGAAACGGTCATATACCGCGCAGCGGGATTTGTTAAATGCGCGTGACAAGCTCGAGTTGGATCAACGCCGCGTCGTGTTTCAGCAAAAGATCGTCACCGATCTATCTGCCACCGTTGACGATGCTCCGGCAACTCGAGACGTACTCAAGCTGCGAGCGGAAGTGCTCAATGACCAGATTCAGAACCTGCGTGAAACTGTAGATGTTGCGGGTGCGGCAAACGACGCTTTACTTGAGCTGCTGCAGGCGAAGGAGGAGCAGATTCGAAACTTGCGTCGCCAGCAATCGGATATGCGTGCTCGGGTCGCAGGGATCGCTTCCATTCGAGCCGAGATTGAAGGAGAGATTAAGACGCTATCGTTGAACGAGGAGTCGAAGCGCGTGTTCGAATCTTTCGTTGATATTTGCGCGCGCGAGGATTGTGGACTTTTCGTATCAAGCTCGGCCTCTTACGCCAAGAACCTGATGTACCTTAAAGATCAAATAAAGGATCTTGAGGCGAACGAAGATCGAGCGATGATCCAATTGGATTTCTTGGAAGCTAGGGTGCAAGAGGAGGAGGCTGAGCGTGCAAACATCGCATCAAAGATGCGACAGCAGAATGTGCCGGGCACTACAAGCCATCTTGTCTCGACAGCTCAGGCGCTCACGCGGGAGCTACTCGATGTAGAGCAGCGTCTCGTCACCATCGACCGTCTGACGGAAGAGCGACGGAAGTACATAAACTTCGAGGAAGAGCGGGCGAGGACTCAGGACCGGATTGCTACGCTATCCAATCACGGAAAGTCAGACCTCGAATTTAACAAGCTTCGACTTGCGGTGCGCGACCTAACGGTGAAGTGGATGGACATCATCAGGACGCCAAATGCGCCGCGCGATGTGGAGGTAGACCTTGACTTCAAGTTTCGCTTCGGTCGGCAACCGATCGAAGCCTTTAATGGCAGTACGCGGAGTCGCTTGATTCTTGCCATTCACGCCGCCATCTTCGAGCACTATCTTCAAGACCCCGACCGTCCTTTCCGGTTTTTGATCTTGGATACACCGAAGCAGCAGGAGCTAGCTAGTGACGACTTGGCAACTTACTTGCAGGCTCTGCAAGAAGTTTGCGGAAGGCTCGACGGCCAGTTGATCATCTCAGCAACCGAGTATCACCATCCAGTCGGTACGAATGATGTCGAGTGGTTGCCCACCTTCAGGGGCTCTCAGAGGCTCATGTATCTGGGAAGTCCCGCGCGTTCTCAAAGCTAAATTTTTTCCGGGGACTGTATGGGCAAGAGCATTCCTGTCGAGGTGCAAGGCAAGCTGTTCGCAAATAAGACGGCACTGACCTTGCATATGCGCGAACTCATCGGGAGGTACCGTGTGGGTGCTTGGCTCTCTCCAGAAGATACGGCCTTCTGTCTCGCGCTTTTTCGTTTTCATCCTGACGTGGAATCTAAGTTCGGGCCCGGTATAGATCGAATTGAAGTCAGGCTAGATGAGTATCGCAACAAGCACTTCCAGGTACATCGGAGAGACGGGACAAACGAAGACATCAGCTGGGTGTATTGCATTCGGCACGCTGCATAGATTCACTAGCCGGGCCACTTCGAACTGGAGTTATGCAGGCTACGCGGTATTGCCCGCGTAAGACGGGAGGAACTCTTTTTGTGAACTGTTCCCGCGGACCATTCCGCAATGACCTGTTGTCATTGCGTCCATGGGCATTTACCGCCACCTCACAGTTTCTGAACTTCAAGCCACCCGCACGCGCCTCATGGCGTCGCTGCAGGACCGGCTAGCCGCTCCCACCAGCGCCGCCCACAACGGGCGGTCTGTCCAGTACCAGCAGAACGTCGCCGAGATCCGCAAGGAAATCGCCGCCATAAGCGAAGAGCTTGACCGCCGCTCGGGCGGCAGCTCGCGTGGCCCCATCTACATAGTCTGAGATGGCGCGCCGCACCCGTCACCGCTATCCGTCCGCAGGCGCCAGCGCGCCTGCACGCCCTGGCGCAGCCATGGCCGCCCACGATGCAGCCTCGGGCACCGACCTGGCGATGCGCGACTGGAATCCTGTCGCCGGCAGTGCCGATGCCGACCTGCTGCCAGACCTCGACACGCTGACCGCTCGCTCGCGCGACCTCGGCCGCAACAACGGCCTGATGGCCGGCGGCATGCAGACCCTGCGCGACAACATCGTGGGCTCGGTGCTGCGCCTGAGCGCCACGCCCGATTACCGCCTGCTCGGCTGGACGCGCGAGCGGGCCCGCGAGTGGGGCAACGTCACCGAAGCCAAATTCCGCTCTTGGGCCGAAACGCCCGAGTGCGATGCCGCGCGCACGCAGAACCTGCTCGGCATGACCCTGCAGGCCCTCGGCGGCGCGATGCTCAACGGCGACGCACTGGCGTTGCCGCTGTGGCTGCCCCGTCCTGGCGCTCGCTGGAACACGCGGCTCATGATGGTCGAGTCCGACCGGCTGGCGACACCAGTCGGCATGGAGCACCGCGAGGACATCCGCAAGGGTATCGAGTTCGACAAGTGGGGCGCCCCGGTCGCGTACCACATCCTCAAGCGGCACCCGGGTGACGCCTTCGCGTTCGGCTTCTACGGCATGACGCGGGAGGCGCAGTTCATGGAGTGGGACCGCGTGCCCGCCTTCACTCCCTGGGGCCGTCGTCGCGTCATCCATCTGCACGACAAGGAACGCACCGGCCAGTCGCGCGGCAAGCCGGTCGTATCAGCCGTCATGCGCGAATTCCACATGGCCGGCAAGTACGCGGCCAACGAGCTGCAGGCGAGCCTCGCGAATTCGCTGGTCGCGGCGTTCCTCGAATCGGATCTCGATCCCGCGTCCGCTGCCGAGCTGTTCGGCGAGAACCCGCGCGATGCGTGGAATGCCTCGGTCGCGCAGACCCGCAACATCCGCCAGCTCAAGGGCGCCGCTGTCATCCCGCTGCCCGCAGGTGCACGTCTGTCGAGCTTCACGCCCGGGCGCCCGAACCAAGCCTTCGAGGCGTTCATGCTGGCGTCGCTGCGGCACATCGCGGCGGGCATGAACCTGCCTTACGAGCTGCTGCTGAAGGACTTCAGCAAGTCGAACTACAGCAGCGCACGGGCCGCGCTGCTCGAAGCCTGGCGCTACTTCCACGGGCGCCGCCGCTGGCTGTCGGACTACTGGCTGCGCGCCATCTATGAGCTGTGGCTCGAAGAGGCGATCAATGCCGGCGAGATCGAGGCGCCCGGCTTCTACGAGAACCGCTACGCCTACCTGCGTGCGCGCTTCATCTTCGGCGGTCGCGGCTGGGTCGATCCAGTCAAGGAAGCGCAGGCCGCCGCGCTGCGAATCGAGACGGGCATTTCCACGCTGGAGAAGGAATGCGCGGAGCAGGGCGACGACTTCGAAGAAGTCATGGATCAACGCGCTATCGAGCTGCGCATGGCTGCCGAGCGCGGCCTGACCACCGCGCAGCCCATCGCCGTGGCACTTGCTGCCAGCGGCCAGACCACGCGCGATGACGAACAGCCCGACGCTTCCGGCGGCAACGGCAACGGCAACGGCAACGGCAAGAGCAGCGACGGCAGCGACCAGACCGAGGAAACCAACGCATGAGATACCCCCACATCGCCGCGCGTATCTTCAACACGCCGCTGCTGATCCACCCGCAGAAGCTCGACGCCATCATCGCCGGCCTGAGCGAGCGCCTGCTCGGCGCCGCGCCCCTGGCTGTCGCTGCGGCAGACGGATCTCGCCTGCTCGCACCCGAGCTGTTCTCGACGCGGCGCGGCGAGGCGAGCGACCGTGGCTATCGCATGGTCGAAGGCGTCGCTGTTCTCAACGTCAGCGGTGCGCTCCTGCATCGCAGCAGGCTCGACATGGCCGAGAGCACCTACCTCGTCGGCTACAACGACTTGGCGGCCGACCTCGAAGATGCCATGAGCCATCCGGACGTGCATGCCGTGCTGCAGGTCTACGACAGCCCCGGCGGCGAGGCACAGGGTGCCTTCGAGTACGCGCAGCGCATCTTCGATCTGCGCGGGCGCAAGCCCATGCATGCCATTGCGGATGGCATGGCCCTGTCGGCGGCCTACCTCGGTGCCAGCGCAGCGGATGAAGTGGCCGTGACAACCACGGGGTACGCAGGCTCAGTCGGCGTCGTCTCTCGGCACGTCGATTTCTCTCGCGCGCTCGACCAGGACGGCATCACGGTGACGCACATCTTCGCGGGTGCGCACAAGGTGGACGGCAATCCCTACGAGCCGTTGCCCGAGGACGTGCGCAGTGCCTGGCAGGCAGAGATCGACGGTCTCTACACGATGTTCGTGGATGCGGTGGCGCGTCATCGCGGCATGGACGTCGCGGCAGTGCGAAAGACACAAGCAGCCAGCTTCTCGGGCGTCGCCGCTGTCGCATCCGGCCTGGCCGACCGCATCGCCACCACAGACCAACTCATTTCCGAACTGGCCGCCCAGCGCAGCCGGTCCTTTCCTGTCGGGCCGACCGCCCGATCCAACGCCAACGACAAAGGAGTTTCAATGTCTGGCACCACCACCAACGAGGCGGGCGGTCATCCAACCGCTGCAGCCAACGCCGGCACCCCGCCGGCAAACCCGGGCGCGTTCACGCAGTCCCACATTGACGGTGCGCGTGCCGAGGGGCGCGAAGAAGGCGCCAAGGCCGAGCGCACGCGCGTGAGCGGCATCTTCGCGCACGAGGCTGCAGCCGGCCGCACGCAGCTCGCGATCCAGTGCGTCACCAGCGGCCTCACGGTCGAGCAGGCCGGCGCGGTTCTCGCCGCCGCACCTGCAGCAGCTCCGGTGGCGGGCGCCAACGCCTTCGCGACCGCCATGGCCACGCTGGGCAATCCCGACGTGTCGGGCGTCGAGGCCGCCACCGGCCCGGCCTCCGAAGAGGCCGCGCTCGCGAGCCAGATCGTGTCGAGCTTTCGCGGCTCGCGCTGATTCGCAGCCCATCCCCACACAGCAACTCAGGAGTTCCAGACATGGACTATCGCGCTGAATTCAAGACCGAGGGCGTCTCGGCATCCAAGGTGCTCATCGCAGGCAATGCGCACCTGCTCGTCGGCCGCAAGGTCACGCTGTTGGCCGGCCGCGTCTACGCCGCCGGCACCGTCCTCGGCGTCATCACCGCCTCGAAGAAGCACACCGTGAGCGCCGCCGCTGCCACCGATGGCAGTGAAGAGCCGGATCTGATCCTCGCCGAGACCGTCGATGCCACCGGCGGCGACCGCGAGGCGCTGGGCTACGCCCGGGGCGACTTCAACGTGAGCGCGCTGGTGATCGGCGCCGGCCACACGGTGGACAGCCTCACTGAAGGCCTGCGCACCAAGGGCATCACCTTGCTGCCCGACATGGCCTGAGCGAGGCCACAGCCACCCCCGCAGCACCCGAACCCCTCATCCCACAGGAGAAATTTTCATGGACATCTTTTCCACCGGCGTGCTCGCGCGCGTCATCGCCGAGCTGCCCGCTCCGGCACCGTTCATCCTCAACTCGTTCTTCCGCGACCTGCAGACCGAAACGAGCGAGGACATTCATTTCGATGTCGCCAACGGCCGTCGCCGCCTGGCTCCGTTCGTCGCCCCCATCGTGGCCGGCAAGGTCGTGCAGTCCAAAGGTTTCAAGACCGGCACCTTCAAGCCGGCCTACGTGAAGGACAAGCGCGTATTCGACAGCTCGCGTCCGTTCAAGCGCGCCATCGGTGAGCGCATCGGCGGCGAACTGTCGCCAGCGCAGCGTCAGCAGGCATTGCTCGCAGGCGACCTGCAAGACCAACTCGAGATGCTGTCGCGCCGTCAGGAGGTCATGGCGGTCGAGGCCCTGCGCACCGGCAAGGTCACGGTGGTGGGCGAGGAGTACCCGGCCGTGGTCGTGGACTTCGGTCGCCACGCCGATCTGACCAAGGCGCTTTCTGCCGGCAACCGCTGGGGCGAAACCGGCGTCGATCCGCTCGAAGATGTGAACGAGTGGTCGATGCTGGTCACGCAGCACTCCGGTGCTGCCGCCAACACCCTCGTGATGGACGTGAAAGCCTGGCAGCTCTTCAGCGCTGCGCCCTCGGTGCAGAAGCTGCTCGACCGCTTCCGCGGCAACGACAAGCTCAACCCCACGGTGGTGGGCGAGGGCGGTCGCTACATGGGGAACATCGGCGACTTCGACATCTGGGTCTATGCCGGCTGGTATGAAGACCCGGAGACGGAAGAGCTGGTGCCGTACCTGCCCGACTACACCGTCATCATCACCAGCCCTGACCTCGAAGGCGCCCGTGCGTACGGCGCGATCCGCGACGAGGAGGCCGGCTTCCAGGCGGTGCCCTACTTCTCCAAGTCGTGGATCGAGAAGGACCCGGCCGTGCGCATCCTGCTGCTGCAGTCGGCGCCTCTGCCCGTGCCGTACCGCATCAACGCGTCTTTCGCGGCCAAGGTGCGCTGAGCGAGGGGCGCTATGGTGATGGAAGCTCCCTTCGCCCAGATCGAGCGCATGGTGGACGCCGGTGTGCTCGGGCATCTAGCCAACGCCATCGCGACGGTGGCCGGCCGCGACGTGCCCGTCATCTTCGACGAACCCGCGGCCCATCTCTTCGATGGGCAGGTCGATGCGCGCTCGCCGGAGTGCTCCGGCGCCGTGGCGGACCTTGGCGCCCTGGCGCGCGGCGACTCCATCACCGTTCGCGGCACCGTCTACGAAGTGATGCGCACGGACCCGGACGGCGCCGGCTTCGTCCGCCTGACCCTCGGGAGCGCCTGACCATGCTGGCACTTGAACCCGTGATCGTGGAGCGGCTGCGCGAGTCGTTGTCCACCGCGTGGACCGTCAAGGGCTACACGACCAATATGGGCGAACGCCCCGGACACGCGCTCGCATCCGTCATGTTCGCGGCCGGTGCGGTATCGGACGTGAAGGCCGGCGCCGTAGCGATTCAGCCGGGCTGGCAGGTGCTGCTCTGCGCCAAGCATGGGCCGGACGCCGCGCTGTTGCTCGATGCCGCCTTCTCGGCGGTCATCGCATCGCTTCACAACTGGGAGCCCGGCGCGGCCGGTGGCCGCCGGTGGGGCGCGCTGGCGCTCGTGCGCTTCGCCCCGCCGCAGTACCCGCTCGAAGGCTATGTCGGCATCGAGCTTCTCTTCTCCACGACTGGCCGGTTTCTCGGTCAGGAGTGAACCCTTTCAACGGAGCCACCATGGCAAACAAATTCGAAAAGAGTGAATACGTCATCCCGCGCGGCCGCGTGTTCTTCGACCCCATCGACGACGCAGACCAGATCACGGGCGAGCGTCATTTCGGCAACTGCCCCACCGTCACGCTGAGCATTTCGACCGAGAAGGCGCCGCACTACAGCGCCGAGGTCGGGCCGGGCGTGAAGGATGCGGATCGCGTCGTGCGCATCGACCGCACGGGAAAGATCACCTGCGACAACATGAGCATCGACAACCGCGCGATGTTCATCTCGGGCGACAAGTCCACGACCACGCAAGCGGCTGGCTCGGTCGAGGCAGAGGCGCTGAAGGTGATTCCGGGCCGCTTCTATCAGCTCGGCCGCACCGACGCGAATCCGGCCGGTGCGCGCAATGTTTCGCAGGTCGTCGTCACGCCCGATGCCGGCGGCGATCCGTTCGAACTGGGCACGGACTACACCATCGACGCCGCGCTCGGTCGCCTGCAGATCCTGGCCGGCGGTGGCATTCCTGCCGGCCCGATCAAGGTCGCTTACACGAAGCCGGCCGCGACCTGGCAGACCATCAAGTCGAGCGAGAAGACGCTGCGCCGCGGTGCGCTGCGCGTCATCTCCAACATCGCTGACGGCGAGCAGAGCGACACCTACATGCCGCTCGTGACGCTCACGCCGACCGGTGACCTGTCGCTCATTACCAGCGATGACGCCTACACCTCGATGGAGTTCGATGTCGAGGTGCTGACCCCGCCCAACGGCGTGGCGATCTTCGTGGACGGTCGCCCTGTAGTCGCCTGACGCTTTCGTTGCCGTCGCCGGACCCCCGGCGGCGGCGACGCCTGGCGCTTCGCATGAGGCGCCATACGTCGCCGCATCGGCTTCCGTTTCTCTCCCGACTTCTCCAAAGGTTACCCATTGGCCTTCAAGCCGATCCAGATCCTCATCAACGCCAAGGACGATGCGTCCAAGGTGTTCGACCGCCTGCAGGCGCGTCTCGCCGTCTTCGCTGCGGCCGTGCTGGGCTACTTCGGCATTCAGGCGTTCGTGGGGTGGGTGAAGGGCGGCGCGGACCTTGAGCAGGCGCTCAGCCGCGTGCAGGCCGCCACCGGCGCCACCGCAGCGGAGATGCGCCAACTGCGCAAGGCCGCGCAGGAAGCTGCCGCAGATGCCCGTTATGGCTTCACCGAGCTGGAAGCGGCAGGCGCGCTGGAGAACTTGGCAAAGGCCGGTCTCAGCGTCAAGGATGCCATCGGCACGCTGCCGGCGGCCATGCAGCTCGCCCGGGCCGGCGATGTCGAGCTGGCAACCTCGGCCGAGTACCTGACGAAGATCGTGAACGGCCTGGGCCTGTCGTTCGCCGATTCCGGCCGCGTGGCTGACGTGCTCGCCAAGGGCGCCAATGCCACGAACACCAGCGTGTCGGGCTTGGCGCAGGCGCTAAGCTATGCGGCGCCGCTGGCGAACACGCTCGGCCTGAGCCTTGAATCCACGGTGGCGATCATCGGCAAGTTCGCTGATGCCGGCATCGACGCGAGCCGCGCCGGTACGGCGTTAAACAGCATCCTCGCGCAGTTCTCCGACCCGGCCAGCAAGTTCCGCACGGAGCTGGCGGCGGCCGGCATCACCACGAACAACTTCGAGAAGATGCTGCACGAGCTGGCCGCTGCCGGCCCGGCCGGGCAGCGCGCGATTGCGGCGGTGGGGCAGGAGGCCGGCCCGGCGCTGCGCGCACTGCTCAATCAGGGCGTGGACAAGCTCGACGAGCTCACCAGGTCGCTGCAGAACGCGAAGGGCAGCGCGGCCGAGACGGCCGGCGTGATGCAGGCCAATCTCAAGGGCGCGCTCAACGGGCTGCGCACCGCCTGGGATTCCACGCTCAACGCGCTGACCACGCCCATCCTGCCGGTGCTGAAGCAAGGCGTCGAGCAGCTGTCCGGCGCCCTGCGTGCGGCCGTGGCCGATGGCACTGTGGGCCGCTTCGGTAACGCGCTCGCGACGGCCTTCCAGAACGGCATCAAGTGGGTGCAGGCGTTCATCGCGAGCGTGGACGTACCGGCGCTGGTCGAGAAGGCGCAGGCCATGGCCGACCGCGCCGGCGCGCTGCTCGACGACTTCGGTCGCAAGGCTCAGAACGCCGGCAACATCGTGCAGACCGTGTGGGGCGTCATGTCCACCGGCGCCAATGTTGTGCTCGCGGCCATCTTCAAGATCGCCGAGGGCATGACGAGCGTCGTCGGCGCGGTGCAGGAGGGCATCGCCACGATCATCTCCGGCTTGGCGAAGATCACCTTCGGCGACCTGTCGGCGGCGTTCAAGCAGGCCGCCGATGAGGTACGCGCATCCGCCGAGGCCACCGGTGCGGTGGCGGATGCCTTCGGGGAGAAGGCGGGCGAAGCCTTCGACCGTGCGGCCGAGGGCGCGGAACAGGCGCGCTCCGGCTGGGCAGGGTTGACCGGCGATGCGGAGAAGACCGCGGCGGCAGCGGCCAGCGGCGCGGCGGCATTCACGAACATGGCGGCCGAAATGAAGGCCGCCGGCGACGGTGCGCAGGAAGCCGGCCAGAAGGCCGCCAGCGCGGCCGAAGCGCAGAAGGTGAAGGCAGAGGAAGCCCGAGCCACTATCGAGCGCCTGCGGGCCGAATACACGCAGGCCATCGAGACGAAGAATTTCGAGCTGGCGGTGCAGAAGCTCGACGAGCTGAAGAAGGCCAACAACGCAGCGGCCGACGCCGCTGGCGCCAACAAGAAAGCCCAAGCCGATGCGGCGGCCGAGATCGCGGCGGCCTTCCAGCGCGCAGGCGTGCAGACGAAGGCCGAGCTTGAAACCATGGCGAAGGTCGCACTGCGCGACTACGAGCTGATCCGCGACAGCGGGCAGGCGACCGCCAGCGGCCTCGGGGAAGCATGGAAGCGCGCGGCCGAGGCCGCGATCACGGCGAGCAACGGTGTGGCGCCTGGCTGGGTGCAGGCGCAGGCCGCCATGCGCGGCTTCGAGGTCGTGCTCGACAGCGCCGGGCGCGCCACGCTGAAGCTCAAGGACGCGCAGACAAACGCCACGCAGGCGGCCTTCGGTCTGGCCGGCGCCCTGCGCGAGGTCACCAACGCACGCGAGCGCGACATCGATGCGCGCGAAAAAGAGATCCAGCTCAAGCAGCGCGAAATCGCACTCGAGAACCAACGACTCGGCCGCGACGCGAACGGCTTCTCCACCGACAAGACCGGCAAGACCGTGAACGCGGGCAGCGACCTGGGCACGCTGACCGGCATCGCAGCCTTCCTCAAGAACGCCGGCATCAAGGACGATGAAACCGCCCGCCGCATCGCCCGCGAGTTCGCCGATGAGAAGGGCAACGTTCAGTTCTTCAACAACCCGGGTCAGAAGAAGTACGGCGGCGACACGCTGAGCTATGCGCTCTTGAGGGCGGCCGAGAAGGTGACCTTCTTCGGCGACGGGCAGACCCCGACCAGCATCCCCAAGCCCGAATCGAATCGCACCGTCAATCTGCAGTTGCAGCTCAATGGCCGCGACTATGGCCGTGTCAACACCGACGCCGCAGGCGCCGACGCCATCGAGGGCCTGCTCGCGCAGCTCGGCGCCGCGCGTGGCACGTCTTCTCTGCGCCCGGGGGCCTGACATGGTGGCACCGAAGTTTCACACCCTCGGCGGGCTGCAGATTCCGCGCGGCATGGTCTGGGCCGATGAGTTCGCATGGAACGCCATCGAGAAGAGCCTCGGCTACTCGGTCACGGGAGCCGCGCTCATCGATGCCGCCGTGCGCCTGGCGGGCCAGCCGATCACGCTGCAGGGCGAGGTCGAGGCCGGATGGATCAAGCGCGGCGCGCTCAAGGCGCTGAAGGCGCTGAACGAGGCGAACGCGGTCGGCGAGCACGCGCTCGTGCTGGCCGATGGCCGCGCCTTCACCGTGCAGTTCGCGCCTGGCGTGGCCGTCGAAGGCAAGCCGCTGGCGCGCCCCGAGCTGCCGGCAGATGACTACCCCTACATCGCCACCGTGCGCCTCATCACCGTCACACCGTCTGACCAATGACTATTCTCGAATCCGACCTGAAACTCGTCGCCACGCAGGTGATGGATGACGTTCCCGAAGGCGGCGGCGCGCCGACCTCGAAGGTCATCGCCGATGGCGCCAGCAATGCCATCTTCAAGGACATCTCGGCGGTGGACCGCGCGCGCGGCGACGTGTCCATCATGAAGATCGCGGCCACGGTGCAGACACTGAACACCGATACCGCCCTTGGCGGTCTGGTCATCATCTCGCGCCCGCCGCTCGATGCGAACGTGAGCCCGGCGCTCTTCTACACCGGCGACTTCTTCGACCGACGCGCGAGCATCCAGAACCGCATCGAGGCGTACACCGCCCCCGGCGAAGAGTTCAACGGCTACATGCTGTCGAACCACGTTCAGGGGCAGCGCTCGCTTCAAATCTTCCAGCGCCCCGGCGCCACGCCGCCCAACATCAACGGCACGCTGCAGATCAGCGGCGGCGGCAAGACGGAATACGTGCGCGTGTCCGATGTCTCGGTGGAACAGCGCACCTACAGCTACAGCACCGGCGGCACCTTCGTGGACTACGCCGCGCAGGTCTGCGTCTGCGAGCTGCTGGACGGCTTGAAGAACGATTACGCCGGCTCGCCCGCAAGCCGCCTGTTCGAACGCTCCGCAGTAGGCGCGGCGATCAATCGGATGCTCGTGGCGAACGCCGCCAAGTTCTACGGCATCGCGAAGCTCGCCGCGCCCGTGAGCACCGGCGACTTGTCCGCCAAGGTCAACACCATCAGCACGCAGCTCGTGCCGAGCGCGACCACCGAAATCCCGCTCGTGGACATGTCGGCCGCCGGGTCTTCGACCTCGCTCGTCGCCTCGGGCTCGGGCACCGCGACGCTGAATACCGGCGTGGTGTTTGGCCCGAATTCGATCATCACCTTCGGCAATCCCGCCTACCCGGGCTCTCTGTCGGTGGCGACCTCGGCGGGCACGCTGACCGACGACGGCGGACGCCTGAAGCTCGGCGCGCTGACCGTGGGCAGCGTGAACTACGCCGGCGGCGCGATGACGCTCGCCAGCGATGCGCCCACGATCACCGGAAACAAGGCGATCACCTTCCGCCCGGCCGGCGCGCCCATCGAGCTGGCCGACTCGACCTCCATCGCGGTGACGCTGGAAAGCCGCCGCATCAACTACCCGTTGACCATCCTGCCGCCGCCGGCGCCTGGCTCGCTGCGCGTGGCCTACCGCGCCGGCGGCAATTGGTACGAGCTGGTCGACGACGGCGGAGGGCGCCTGGCGGGCACGGATTCGAGCATCGGCAGCGGCACGGTGGATTTCGTGACGGGCACGGCCTTGCCGACGCTGGGAACCCTGCCGGACGTGGGCAGCGAAGTCATCTTCACCTGGGCGGCGAAGGCCAACTACAAGGACCGCAGCGGCACGCTCACGGCCGCCGTGTCGATCATGCTGGCGCTGGACAACCAGGCGGCGCAGGCCGGCACCGTGTCGGTGGACTGGAACGACGGCGCCGCACGCCATGCCAGCGACAACGGCAGCGGCCTGCTCACGGGCGACGCCACCGGCCCGGTGTCCTATGCGTCGAGCACCATCGAGCTGCGGCCGAACGCACTGCCAGCCTCGGCCGTGGCCTTCACGGTCAGCTACAGCCACGGTGACCCGGAGACGAAGAACTTTCCGGCGCCGGCGCGCGATGTGGATGGCGCCATCACGCTCAACCTCGGCAAGACCAACATCGCGCCGCGCTCGGTCGCGCTCGACTGGAATCTCATCCTGCAGTCCACCAACGGCGTGCCGGCCGATCAGTGGGTGCCGCAAAACTTCGCGGCAACCAAGACGGTGACGGACAACGGCGCCGGCAAGCTGGTGGATGGCGTGGGCGTTGAGTTCGGCACCATCGTCTATTCGACTGGCATCGCCAAGCTTTATCCCGAGGCCGTCGTGAGCGTGCCCGTGCCGCAATGGGCCGTCAGCCCTCAGGGCGTGCTCGGCACCGTGCTCTCCCCGAACCTGCCGGGCTTCTACCGCAACACCCTCACGGGCTACACCTACGCGAACCTCAACGCCTCGCTGCCAACCGACTCGACGGCGCTCGTGTCGGTGCGCTTCCGCGTGGCCGGTGCCGGCATCACGAAGAGCCAGACCTTCAACGCGCCAAAGCTCTTCATCAAGCTGCTGCCGAACGCCAGCGAGAAGGGCGTGCCGGGCGCGATCAACTTCACGTTCGGCGGCAAGACCTACTTCGACCGGGCCGGCTCGCTCTACACCGACCTCGACCCGGCCACGGGCGCCGCTTCGCTGGCCGGCACCTACGACTACGCGACCAACACCGCCGCGCTCACGACCTGGCCGGCCTCGGCCTCGACCTCGGTCGTCGTGAACAGCCTGCTCACGTCGCTGGACAGCCAGCCGGTCGAATACGTCGTCTTCCGCACGCCCGTGGCGCCGGTCAGCCCGAACACCCTGCAGCTCCTGGCGACCAAGCTCAACGGCGGCACCATCAACGTCACGGCCGATGCCTCCGGCTTCATCAACGGAACGAACGTGCACGGCACCTTCGATGCTGCAACGGGCGTAGGCAAGGTTCGCTTCGGCGACTGGGTGACCGCCGCCGGCAACGAGGGCGCCATCTGGTATTCGGCCGATGCGATCGGCAGCGACGGCAAGATTTGGAAGCCGGTCCCGGTCTTCGCGAGCACCATCCGATACAACGCCGTCGCCTACACGACGTTGCCCGTCGATGCGACCCTGCTCGGCCTCGACCCGGTGCGGCTGCCCTCGGATGGCCGCGTGCCGATCTTCCGCAAGGGCGAGCTCGTCGTCATCCACAACACCAAGCGCATGCCGGCGGCCGTGGTGTCGAACGGGCAGACCTTGGATGTCGGGCGCGTGCGCCTCTCGCGCGTGCGCATCGTGGGTGCGGACGGCGTCACCATTGAGACGGGCTACACGCGCAACCTCGATGCCGGCACGGTGACGTTCACTGACGTGTCGAGCTACGCGCAGCCGGTCGTAGTCGAGCACCGCATCGAAGACCTGCTGACCGTCTCGGATGTCGGCATCGATGGCCGCCTGGCGTTCGCCGGCCGTGTCACGCACGACTACAGCTCGGGCGACAGCTACGTGAGCAGCGCGCTGCCCATGGGCGATGTGAAGGCGCGTGTGTCGCTGCTCTTCGATCAGCAGACGTGGACCGGTGTGTGGTCTGACGCGCTCATCGGTAACCCTGCTGATGCCACGTTCAACGACATCGATTTCCCGATCACGGTCACGAACAAGGGTGCGGTCACCGAGCGGTGGCGCATCCAGATCAACGCCGGCGGGACGACCTACAACCTGATCGGCGAGCACCTTGGCCAGATCGTGACGGGGCAGGGCATGGGCGTGGACTGCTCGCCCATTGGTCCCTCAGGCGTGCCCTACATGACCATTCCCGCCGCCGGCTTCGGCGCAGGCTGGGCGGCGGGTCAGGTGATCCGCTTCAACACGGTGGCTGCGACCTTTCCATTCGTGCCGATTCGCACCGTGCAAATGGGTGCCGAGACGGTGCTCGACGACAGCTTCGAAATTCTGGTCCTCATTGGCGTGGACCGTCCCTGACCTGAAAACGAAAACACCCGATGACTTCTATTGTGAATACCGACGTGAAGCTGTACACCAGCGATATGGTCAATGCGCCTGCGCTGACCAACGCGAACGGCTCTTTCATCGCGCTGCTCAACGCAGTGCTGAAAGAGGGCTTCGATGTCAAGAGCATCACTTCCCTGACCGTCGCTGCAGGCGTTGCGACCCTGACATGGACGGGCTCGCATTCCGCCATTCCGCACTCGGTGATCCTCGTGGCGGGCGTGACTGGCGGGCCGGCCGGGTTCGCCGATATGAATGGCGAACAGAAGGTACAGACCAAGCCCACAGCGAGCTCGTGCACCTTCCTTACCGGGCTGCCTGACGGCGTTTACACCGGAACGATCACCATCAAGATCGCGCCTTTGGGGTGGGAGAGGCCCTTCTCCTCTGGTACGGACAAGGCCGTCTATCGCAGTGCCGACCTCGCGGGCACGCGCATGTACTTGCGCGTCGATGACACCTACGGCGGCAGCGCCCGTCTTGTTGGCATGGAGTCGATGAGCGACATCGACACGGGCACGGGTCGATTCCCCACGTCGTCTCAAAGCGCAGGTTTTCCCGAAGGCGGAGGGTGGTGGCCGAAGGCAGACGCTGGCGTGCAGCCAGCGCCGTGGGTGATCGTGGGCGATGGTCGAATTTTCTTCTATCACGTCTCCGCTTTTGTTGCGAATGGAAGTTCCTACAACAACTACATCCTGGGCAACCTGCGGGCCTTCGGAGACCTGATCGCACTGCGTCCCGGAGGTGATCCGTATGCGTGCATGCTGGGCGTGCAGCAGGGGCCGGGCACCTCGTACCCCACGTACGGAACGATCGATTCGCCCTCGACGAACATGAACTTTCTGGCCCGAGACTGGACTGGGGTCGGTTCTTCGCAGCCCAACTACTGCATGCCCTACACAGGGGGCGCTAGCCCCGTGTCAGGCATGGATTCGACGCTCGGCGTGTTTCCGAGCCGTATCGACGGTTCGATGCGCGTTTCGCGCAAGTTCATGTCTCAGTACCAATATGGTGATGCTCCGCGCGCAGACGTTCCCGGCGTGCTTTCGATCCCGCAGTCTGGCTTGGGCGGGATGCAGCACAAGAGCATCTTTGACGGCACCGCCGAGCTGACAGGTCGAAAGCTGCTCGGATTGATTGTGTCCAACGGTGGCCCCCAACAAGTGCCTTCGCCTGCCAACGCGGGGATGATATTGCTCGATGTCACGGGGCCGTGGCGCTGATGGCTGCGACCTTTCCGCCGGTGGCGCTGCTGCATCTCAACGGCAGCAACGGTTCGACCGACATCCTCGACGTGATGCGCAATATGTGGACCGCGAGCGGCGGCGCGCAACTCACGACGGCGGACTCGAAGTTCGGCGGGTCGTGCCTGGCCTTTGATGGTGATGGGGATTTCGTCAGCATGGCGGGCTCGCTTGCCCTCTATTTCGACGGGAACGACTTCACCATCGAAGCTTGGGTCAAGCCGACCAACACCGGGCGGGAAATGGTGATGCTGGACTACTACCAGTCGGGCAACGCCACTTGGCAGGTGCTGGTGACCTCGGGAGGCAAGTTGTCCTTCTATGGTTGGACCGGTTCAACGACGAATTACCTCGTCACCGGTACTTCCTCGATCTGGGGCGCATGGCACCACATTGCAGTGTCGAAGCGCAGCGGCGTTCTCTATCTATTCGTGGATGGCGTGCTCGAAGGCAGCGTGACGCACAACGCCGCATTCACTGCCAACCCTGGCTTCTTTGCGCTGGGTGCGCAGGTCTCGTCTCGGAATCCCGCATATGACTATGCGGGCCTGATGGATGAGGTGCGGGTGATACGCGGAGACGGGCTCTACGTGAGCACGTTCACGCCCCAGACCGCTCCGTACCCTGATGAGGTTCGCCCCGTCGTTTTGAGGAAGGAAGGGCTTCTCCCTGGCGGTTTCGTGGCGGCGTCTTTCTCGGGCGTGGTTCCGCTGCGCAGGGAACGTCTTTATCGCAACTTCAACAATCTGGGCGCGGAGGGGAGGCTGGTGGGCACCGTCAAGGAAAAACACACGCCGGAAAACACACCGTTGCGCCGCAGGGTGAGATTGATCCGAGAGCGGGACGGCGCTACCGTCGGCGAGACGTGGAGCGATGCCGCCACGGGCGCCTATGCCTTCACGAACATCGACGCCGCCGAGGCTTACACCGTGATTTCGTATGACCACGAGCACAACTATCGGGCCGTGGTCGCAGACAACCTGACGGTTGCCAGTGGCGCCGTGGAGCTGGTGGCATGAACGTGCTCGCCATCAACTTCATGCTGACGGCGCTCATGACCTACATGGGCACCGGTGCAAAGCTCAAGGTGTATGCCGGCGTCAAGCCCGGTGCCGGCGGCGCTGAGACGACGCTGCTCGCATCGGCCGTCCTTGCCGACCCCGAAGGGGTGGTGAGCGGCGGCATGCTCGCGCTCGCGCAGGCCGATCCGGCCGGTGATATTGCCCTGGGCACTGGTGTTGCAACGTGGGGGCGACTTGAAACGGCCGATGGCGTGTGGGTCGAGGACTTCACGGTAAGCGGTCCGTCCGGCAGTGGTCAAGTCAAGATCACGACGGTAGACCCCGCACCGGGTGAGCCAGAGGGCCAAATCTACGCGGGCGGAAAGTTCTTGCTCGGGACGGTGGTCCTCGGTGCCTAACGATCTCGTCTTCGACAGGGCGCCGCTGATCGGCTCGCCGGTTGGGCTTGTCTTCGGCGAAGACGCTGCTGCGCCTAGCGGTGCTGTCTATGCGTCGGGGTTCATCGCGCTGCCGTCGTTTCTGCTGCTCGGCGAGGCTTTCGCGAAGCGCCCTCCGACGAATGTTGCGAGCGGCCGCATCCTCTTGCCCACGTTCGCGCTGTCTGGATCGTCACGGTACGACAGTGCGGTGTTTCGGCCTCTGGTCGGCAGGGCGGCGGCCAGCTGGCAAGTCGCGAGGCAGATCGAGGGCGGCGCGGCCGCGAAGCATCAGAGTGCGCAGCGGGCACACGTCGGGCGCGTGTCCGCATGGCAGACCGCCGCGCCGGCATCGTTTAGCACTGCGACGGCCTGGCAGGACTCAAGTCGGGCGCGTGCCGCTGCCGCCGCGAGGTATCAGACGGCCCGCCAGCTCGAAGCCGGCACCGGTATCCGCCATCAGGAGGCGGTGCGTGCGCGCACGGTCGCTGCTGCGCGCTGGCAGGAGGCGCAGCGCCTGGCGCCGACGCCCGTCGGCGTGCGCTATCAGGAGGCCGAGCGCCTGCTACGCGGGGTGCGCGCGAGCTGGCAAGAGGCGCAGCGCCTGCAGGCCAAGCATGCCGACCGCTTCGGGCCGGCCTTGCAGCTTGATGTCGGCAGCGTATCGCGCTGGCAGGCGGCCATGTATCCGCTTCCGGGCGGCTCGATCATCGTTCCGCCCGTCGATGAGCCCTGCTACGAGCCTTCAGCGCACCTCATCTTCCGCGAGCGCCCGCAGTACAGCGCCGCACTCGTTTTTTCATGTGAGCGGCACATCGTGCCGCCGGGCACGGTCGTCGTGCCTGTATTGGAGGTCTACACCGTGCAGAACAGCATCAGCCTCGTGCGCCTCGACAGCGGCGAGGCGTTGGAGGCCTTGGCCTTCTCGATGAGTCTCGACGCCTCTTCGTGGACGTGGCGCTGGTCGGCGACGCTGCCGGCCGCCGCGTGGCCTGTCATCCGGCGCGGCATCCATGCCGCACCGGTAGACATCCTGGCGACCGTCAACGGCGTGCCGTACCGGCTGGCCGCGACCGACTGCAGCAGGGATCGCCGCTTTGCCGATGGCAAGGTGAGCGTGCAGGGCAAGGGCCGCGCCGCCGGCCTCGATGCCCCATATGCACCGATCCTCAATCACGCAGCGGCAGGCACGCGCAGCGCCGCGCAGCTGCTCGACCTGGCGCTGACGCTCAACGGCGTGAACATCGGTTGGGGCATCGACTTCCGCCTGACCGATTGGGCCGTGCCCGGTGGAACCTGGGCCTTCAAGGGGAGCCACATCGGAGCCGTGCTCGACATCGCGAGCGCGGCCGGCGCCATCGTGCAGCCGCACGCGACCGAAGCGACGCTGCGTGTGCTGCCGCGCTATCCGGCTGCGCCGTGGTACTGGTCCACCCTCGGGCCTGACTTCGTGCTGCCGGCGGCGGCCGTGGAGGTCGAGGGCATCCAGCCGCTCACGAAGCCGGACTACAACCGTGTGTTCGTCGCCGGTACCACGAAAGACGGCGTGATGGGGCAGGCCACGCGCAGCGGCACCGCCGGCGACAGCGTGGCCGACATGGTGACGCACCCGCTCATCACGCACAGCGATGCCGTCATGCAGCGCGGCCTTTCGATCCTCTCCGACACCGGCGCGCAGGCGAATGTGTCGCTGAGCCTCCAGGTACGCCCGGAAACCGGCGTCATCCATCCGGGCTCGCTCGTGCAATACGAAGAGGGCGCCGAGACCTTCCTCGGCCTCGTGCGCAGCGTGGCCGTGAACTGGCAGCGCCCGGTGTTGCGCCAGTCGATCACCCTCGAAACCCACATGGAGGCATGAGCATGGCCTCGACGAATCCCTACGCCGCATTCCTCGACCTGCTGCCGAGCTATCCGCTGCAGATCGCAACGATCACCGCCATCGATGGCGACGTGGCTCGCCTGGCGCTGCCCGGCGGTGGCGTGCTGACCGCGCGCGGCGAAGGCGCGGTGGGCGATCAGGTCTTTGTGCGCGATGGCGTCATTGAAGGGCAAGCGCCCTCGATGCCCTTCGTTCAAGTCGAAATCTAAAGAGAGAAAGAGAAGAGGCACCTCATGGACGTGGGCGACATCGCCGGCAATCCGATCGCGCAGCTTGCGTTTCTGATCCTGTCGGCCGCCGGTGGATACAAGGTCTGGCGCGCACAGCAGCCGACCGAAGCGAAAGAGCGCGCCGACAGCTCAGGGCAGATCGCGGCGCTTGCGACGTGGAAGGAACTGCTCGAAGGCGAGCGCGCGGCGCGCGTGAAGGCCGAAGAGCGCGCCGACAAGTTCGCGGCCGAGCGCAATGAAGCGCTTGAACAGGTTTGGGAGATGAAGGGCCAGCTCAAGGCCATGAACGAGAACCTTGCCGCGCACATGGCCGAACTGGGCTCGCTGCGCGATCAGGTTCGCCAGCTTCAGGAGCAAATCCATGCACCTCAATAACTCGCACATCGATTCGGATCGCGCGCCGCTCGACGAACAGCCGCGCGTGCGCGTGCCCCGCCAGTGGCGCCGCCTGCTCGAAACCGTGGGCGTCGTCGGAAGCCTCTTTCTGGGTGGCCTCGGCACCGGCTATTTCTGGTCGGCCCGCAATGCCGAGGCGCAGGCCCTGCGCCAGCGCGAAGACCACCTGGCCGAAATCGCGCGCCTGCGCGAAACCTTCGATACGAGCCTCAAGGCCCTTGCCGTCCGCGTGGACCAAGCAGCCGGCACCGCGGCGAATGCCGCCCTGACAGCGGGCGAGGCCGCGAGCACGGCGCAGACCGCCGCACAGACCGCCAACCAAGCCGCCAAGACGGCAGCAAAGGAAATGAAGAAACCATGATCGACACTCAAACCCTCATCGACTGCACCGGCGCTACGCGCGCCAACGCCGAGCGCTACGTGGTGCACTTGGCGGACGGCATGAACCGCTTCCGCATCCACTCGGACAACGCGATGGCGTGCTTTCTCGGGCAGCTCTCCATCGAGTCCGAAAACCTCTCGAAGGTCGAAGAAGACCTCTACTACACAACGCCAGCGCGGCTGCGCGAGATCTTCCCGAGCCTCTTCGTGCAGGGCGGCTACCGCGCCGAGGATTACGTGCGCAACCCGCGTGCGCTAAGCATGCTCCGCTACAAGGGCTTCCACGGGCGCGGCCTCATTCAGTTGACCTGGGAGGATGCCTACGCTGCAGCGGGCCGAGCGCTCAGTGCTGACTATCGCGGCAATCCCGGGCTCCTGCTGCAGCCGGAGCATGCTGCGCTCTCGGCGTGCTGGTTCTTTGCGGTCTTCAAAGATTGCCTGCCGGCGGCCGAGCGTGGCGATGTCTACGACATCACCGGGCGCGTCAACGGGCCGAAGCGGCTGAAGCTGGCCGAGCGCAAGGCGGCGACGGCCCGGGCCTACAAGGTGCTGAGCAAGTGAGCCCGGCGCAAGCGCTGTTGTTGGCGCTCGGGCTGAGCGTGGCCGGCAATGCCGCGCTCGGCTGGGCGTGGATTGGTGCGCGTGAGAAGGCGGCCACGTCGGTGCTGCAGCGCGACGATGCGCGAGCGGCGGCATCGGCCTGCAGCGATGCGACGGAAGACCTTCGCGAGCTGGCCGACAAGCGCGCGGCCGAGGCGAAGAAGGCGCAGGCCGCAGCGCGTTCGGTCGCGCTCGGCCATGAGGCCCGAGCGCAGACGATTCTCGCGACGCCGGCGGCCGTGCCCGGCGATGCCTGCGCGAGCGCACAGGCGCGAATTGACGGATGGTTGAAGGGGAGGGCAGGGCAATGAGGTTTTGGGCGCGTGTGTGGGCCGCTGCGGGCCTTTGCGCGGTGCTTGCTGGCTGCGGGGTGGCGCCGCTTCAACCGGTGAAGACGCCGATTCCCATCGAGTGCCGTGTGCAGCGGCCAGCGCGGCCGGCCATGCCGACCGGGGCGCTTGCGCCTGGCGTCGATCTTGATCGCTTCGCGGCGGCTGCTATGGCCGAGATTGAACTGCGCGAGGGCTACGAGCTGGAGCTAAATGCGGCGCTCGATGCGTGCACGTCGCAGATTGCGGGGCGGCGCGGGCGGTAGACGGCCGCCTATTGCAGCGCCACCTCGGTGCCATCGGCTGCCACCATGACGCCCGGCGAGGCCTCGTCTATCTCGATAGGCACGCCCATGTGCTTGGTGACGCTCATGTCGCGCCCGCCCGGGATGGTGATGAGCTGCAGGCAGCGCAGGTACTCATCCCGCAGCGCCGGGCTCAGCACGAACTTCTTCGGGTAGGCGTTGTTGTGGGCTCTCCAGTGCGCGGAGAGCTTGTCGGTCATCTGCAAGTACAGGGTCGTCATCGGTTCATCGTAGCGATCGGTGTCAATTGTTGAAAATCCGTTGCCCTTGACTTCACTACGGTCCACGCGCATGGTGGGAGCACCTTTTTGCTCGCGCCAATCATCGATCCTGGTGCCACGCTTGTACTGAGTGGTAAGGAGAATGCGGCATGGATGGGGAAGCGTTTACCCACGAGGGCAGGTGCGGGCTGTGGATTTGCTCGATCTACTTGGTAAGGACCGCTGAAGATACCTTTAGCGCGGTGGCAGATATCGGCTTAGCAGGTAGGCATCGAGTCAAACTCGTGCTCAGCGTCCCTCGAACGACTCACTCAGTCGGCATCGCACGTTTGAAGCGCAAGTGCATCGAGTGGATCGTCAAGACTGAAGATGAAGATGTTCGCTTTCAGCCCTCCGGATGAGCGGCAGGCTGCAGCGATCTTGAGGCGCCACCCGTGGGCGTGCGCGCAATCGCCGGGTATCGCTAAATCGTGGTCTTTAGTGTTGATTTTGAGGTCGTGACAGGCGTCAAAAAACCCTGTGCGTGACATTTTTCACGGATCGCGGCGAAGTAGCGCGTATGGTTGGCTCTTCGCTGCGAGCCACTGATCACCAATTCGGGTGCCACGCCTGTAGGGAGTACTGGAGTTGCGTATGGGTGCCGTACACATTCACGCTGGCAAGACGGGCGACTGGTCCTTCACAATTTCCCAATCCGGAGTCAAGGAAGGTAGCTACTCCGGTACTGCCGACATCAGTTTCGAAGGGCGGCACCGGTGCAAGCTCGTGCTGAGCGGCCCCGATCTCTCTCTGCAACTCGGCGACGACAAGCTGAAGCGGAAGTGCATCGACTGGATCGAGAGGCGAGAGGCCGAAGCCGACGACGTGAGCCGGTCGAACGAGCGCGAGGAAGCCTGACCGCCTGAGCTGCAGGATGCAGGAGGCGCCGAGCCGTTACGCTCGGCGAATCTCCACTGGCCCGATGCCACTGTAGACGGTGGCTCCGTCCTTCAACGACGTAACCGTCCAGCGCTCAGCGCCGTGGCCGGGCGTTACCTTGTAGTCGCCCAGCGTTAGCGGCAGGGCGCGTTCCTCTCGCTCGGTGCTGCTGTACCAGGCCGGCACGCAGAGGACGGTGGATTCAGAGGGAAAGAATTCGGCTTGGCTCATCGTTCGATTGTCGGGGCCTAGAACAGGTTGCCCGTGGGCGCCGGCGGAGCATCTGGATCAGCGAGTGGCGGCTCGGCCGGCTTGGTCTTCTTCGTGCGCGGCGGCAGCGGTGCCGGGAACGCATCGAGCTGCCCCATCCATTGCTTGAAGAACGAGGGCGCCTCGGCGACCGGGCAGGTCAGCCAGCGGTTGTACTGCTCGGGGTCGAGGATCACGACCATGCGCTTCTCGTCCTCGGGCCGGTGGAAGCGAGACATCACTGGATGCCCGTCAGCGTTGACGGTCAGCATCGCGAAGCTAAACATCTTCTCGCCGGACTCAGGGTCGGTCCACTGTTCCCAGATGCCAGCGATTCCCATGGGCACCTCGCCCGGCTGCTGGATGCGCCAGCGCTCGGCCTTCCCACTCTCCCAGTTCGGCTCGAAGATGCCCTCGGCCGGGATGATGCAGCGCTGACCCTTCTTCCAAGCGCTGCGAAAGCTCGGCAGGCTGGCTACCGTCTCCGTGCGCGCGTTGTACGTCTTGCGACCGTAGGCGAGTTCCTTTGCGAACCCAGGCAGGAGGCCGAAGGCGCCGTCATCGACGCGGCGATTGCCGGAGCCGTCCTCGGCCAGCCGGATGAACGGCGCCAAGCCGGTTGGCCAGGTCAAAATCGGCCCCTCGTTGTCCTTCCGAGCGACGCCGAAGAAGGACAGCATGCGATCGCCGCGGGACACGGCTTCATAGTTGCTGCACATGATGGCTCCTCAGGCGGGCATGTCGTCATCGTTCACATCGAACCCCGACGATGATCGCGGGTTGTGGCGGGCGAGAGCGGCGTAGGCCTCGTCCTCGTGGATCACGCACCACCAAGTTTGCCGCACGTGGTTCGGCTTGCTCTTGAGGGCGCGAAACGTAATCTCAAAGCCAGTGAGCATGATGCCGCCGTCCTTGATTGCCAAGATGCGCGCGTAATGCAGCGTTTCGAGCCATTCCTTCTCTCGATCCTTCACGCTCAACAGGCGCGCGTCCCACGACCGGCCATAGTGCGCCGGATCGGCCTTCCTGAAGTCGAGCCAGCCCAGCACTCCGGCCTCACCTTCGACCTGTGAGCGAGAGAGCCAGTTGCCATTACGACGAAGACGGATGACATGAGAAAGCACTGTACAAGCATACAGTGATTGAGTCGCAAGCCTATGTCCGAAAACGGCTGAAATCTGCCGAATTCGCTGTCCGAAAGCGCTGGTTTGTCCCGGTCTCGTCCCGGTCAATAAAAAAGCCGTTGAATATCAACGGCTTGCTGGTGCCTCGACAGGAATCGAACCTGTGAAAAACTACTCTATTATTTCAAATAGTCGTTCCGGTCTCCAAATGTGCCCGGAAACGTAATCATAGAATTTACCTCGGACCGTAATTGCTGCCCTGTTAAAAACTGGAATCGTGCTTAATGGGAGCTTGAGGTCTGCAATCCTTGACACCACCTGCGGATTGTTTTGGTAAAAACTCTCGGTAAGAGTTTGAGCGAGTACAGCTTCGGTGGCATACACAGGCAATTTCTCTGAATACTGCTTATCTTGCAGAGACCGATTCCGCGATCTTGCGAGAAGTATTAGCGCGCCGAGCCGATTGCGCTCCAAGCCGAAATCAAATTCCGTAGAAAAGTCATTGTTCTTTCCAAGGTGTGCAAAGACCTGCTCCGCTCCTGTAGAAAGGATGTGTTCGATGTCAAAGGTCTTATTTCCCTTTCCGCGCTGAATATATCCATCGAATCCGACTCGGTTGGTAGCAAGGAGTTCTTTTTCCAAATAATCGGCGACTCGTCCGAGTATGTGCAAGATATCTGGGATGGGATTTCGGTAATACGCCATGCGAGAAATTGGTATTGGTCGCTCGTCCATGACACGAAAGAGTTCTTCGTAGAAGACATTGGCAATGTCCCCAATGGATTTGCGCCGGATGTTTCTTGTTACTTCGAACAGCGGATCACGAAGATTGTTGTAGGTGGTGTCTTGGTTGTTTGCGATTCGGTGAGTGGCAAGGCAGTCGAGAAAATAGCTCACAAGCGCAATCTTCTTGTTTTGCGCTGTCGGGCTATCAGACGAGTTCGCGCATGCTAATACAAGCATGGCTTGCAGCGTCAAATCTCTAGTCCCATTGAAATAGACGTGGGGGAACTCTTCGCTGTAGTTTTGCTCAGCATTTTTGATTTTTACGTAGAGCTCAACAAAGAAAGGGAGGTCTACGGTCAGGAGCCTTAAGTAGTCATCGGACGTTAGGAGCCCCAAGTCCTGTCGATTGTCTACGACCCACCGATGGTAGGCCTCGCTGATGATTTCGAAATCACCTGGCAAAGCACCTTTTTGCTTTCCGCGTGACGACTTCGCATACTGGGCGCGAAGCCATGTTTTGAAAAATGTCGATTCTTCATCGGAGCCTAAGTTCGCAAGCTTGGCAAGCGAAACTTTCCATGTTTGATGGGCCACGCCGTTTTGCTCATTGTCGGGTATTGCTGAGAGCAAATAGCCTTTCAGTAGATCGATTGGACTTAGTTTGAGTCCCCGGTCGTTCATGGTGACAAACACCTTGTGCCCGTCTTGCTCCCTTGGGACATTGATCTCAAAGAGTTCGATCCGCTGGCTTAGATAGTCGACAAAATAGGGAACGACCTTTTTGTCGAAACGTCCTATTGCCTGTTCGACATGGCAGAAGAGTTCAAATATTCTTCTGGAGCCGCTGTCAAGGTCTGGAATGGATTCCACCGCCTCATCGAGCGAAGGCCCGGTATCGTCCTTATGATCTATAAGAATTTCGAAAAGGGCTTTGCGCGGTGGGTCAAAACTTATGTTGAACTCGTTTTGCCCAAAAACATTTCTACGCAAAAGAGAGCCAATGTCAGAGATTCCAAGAGTTGGATCCTTTTTTGCCATGCGGGCAAAGTAGGAAATAATCAGGGCTAATGTCGTGATTCTTTGCTGCCCGTCAACAATCGTCCGCATTCCGTCTGGTGCCGGGGTCGTAATAATCGTGCCCAAAAAATAGGGATCGTATTTTGCGACAGCATTGCGCCCGTGGTTTTCTTCGTAATTTTCAAAGAATGCTTCTTGAATATCTAGAAGCAGCTCTTGAAAATGTTTGAGTTCCCATTTGTATTCGCGCTGGTATGATGGCAACGAGAATCTTTGCTCTAAGCACTGGTGGACGGTTCTTCGGTCAGCGGAAATTTCCATGGGCAAGTCTCCTGTGTAAGATGATGCTTACACAGGTTTCAATGCCAGTCCAGACACGAATTGGGTAGGTCCACACGGAAGGGCAGGCCTGTAGACGAGTTTTGGAATCGACACTGCGCGCGGGCAGCCATGCGCAGAAGCAAGAACTGCAGCAGGAAAATGATGGTACCGAACATGGCATTTTCCGCGTAAGTAGTTGATCGAAAAGGATATTCCGATTCCACACTCTCCGCCAGGATCAATCTCTGGCAGTTTTTAAAAGTCCCGCGCAGTTCCTGCGACGGGACTTTTTCATTGGCAGATGTCTTTTCACCGCAAGAGGCATCTGTCTTCGCGCTCCTCCAGCCCGAGCGCTTCATGTTGCGAGACCTCAGCGGCGCCGAATCAGGTCGCGCTGTTTCTGGTCGGCGACGATCTTGTTCGTTCAGCAGATTCCGCTGGCCGTCGTCGTAGATCAGGGCCACCGACAGCCCGCTGGTCGTGAACTGCGGAGTCGTCGAGAGAAGCTCGCAGCCGTCCTTTTGCTCGTGCTCATGGCAATGCGAACGCCCTCGGTCGCTGGCTTCGAGGCTCCCGCATCGACGCGGCGTCCTGACTCTTGCGCGCGGAGGGAGCATCCCGTCGCCCTCTCATCACACCCTCTCTCCCCCACCGATTCCCGTAGGCCGCAGTCGGGTTCTGTAATCTAGTGTTTTTATTTGCAACGAATG